CAACAGTTAAATTAAACTGGGTTGAGAAAGTAGAATTTGCCTTTTGGTCCAGGTGTGGTGGGCCATAAACGTTGATTCTCTTCTTCAGACCGTGGGGTGTGAGTCTGAACAAGTGAAGCAAGTTCGTGAAAGGTAGGGAATCTTTTGGTCTTCATCGCAGGCAATTCAATGCCAGTCGATTGACCGGAGAAAATGTCAACAAGAAGTTGTCGTTGCATGGTCGGTTCTTCGCCTTTTTCGTGGACGATTTTGTTCCAGATGTATTCACATAGGTCGTGAAACCTCGGGTGGATGCCAGCATTAGCGTAAGCTAAGCCGAGAGCAGCTCCAGCGAGTTGAGACCAGGTGCGGTAACGCCTTGGAAAGAACAGGTGTCGTAGTAAGTCCTCTTTAGTTCGGTAAGGTAATCCGTGTTTGCAGGTGTAGCTAAGCACAGAAGCCTTTTCAATTTGAGTGAGGGCTGATGATTTCTTGACGCTCAGTTCATGTCCAAAATAGTGTTTGGCGCATTCAGCGAACATTGGTAGGAAGGTAGGTCCATAAATGGTCATTATCCAAAGCATGAAGCGTATGAAAGCGTCATCGCCTTGAAATTTAGCGTAGAAGTCGGGGTGGAATATGTCGATGCCCATAGCGGAGCAGGATGTCGTAGTGACAATGCTGTTGCCGAAAGAGTCAGTGAGCTGTGTTCCTTGGTAGCCGGATCCATATCCTGCGTAGTTCCAAGTGGCTTGTTTGCCATCGGGTAGCAGATGTGGTGTGTGCAGTGTTGCACTCCAGGTCCAGGTCCAAAGTCGCTCAATCTCTTGAGGGTCAGGGGTACCATCGGGGTAGGTGGAAGTAGGTTCGTACTTTGTGAAATCATAATAAGATCGCCAGATTTTGTGGATCTCAGTTTGAAGTTCAAAGCTGAATCGTTTGTCCCAGCCAGACCAGTCAATACATAGTATTCCATGATAGTGATCGATGCGGTCGAGTTCTTGATTCATTTTTCTCCATCCTCCTCGGATGATTTCGCGTCCCCAGAGCATGAAACCAGTCTCGGTGTTGAGATAGGTTGCTTGCAGAGGCCAAAGAAACATGTTCTCAGCGAAGAGCAGAAGTTTGGGTGCGCCGAAGACAATTCGTATTTTGTCGTCGTCACCTTCTTCAACTACAGTCGTTTTGATGTGAACGGTGTTCCAGAAGTATGGCAGTGGGTTTCTTTGTGCGTCCCAGAATTTTGGGTTGAGATGTTTTATCTCATGGATCAGTCGACGATTACGAACGAAGATTTCGTTGTAAAGGTTGTGGAAAGATGGTCTAGAATCAGGGATCATTCCTAAGGAATGTTTGATTTTGAGATAATCATCGATGTCAATAGTGTCACGAATAGTGTAACTCCATTTCTTTTCGACGAGTTCTTGGAGCTTTGGGGCTTCAGATTCTCCATCAATGTTGCGGTACGTTGGTTTGAAACGGTATCCGTTGATGTTCCATGGGGCTTCAGCGTTTGGAGGTAAGTTCCAGGGGTAGTAGCGAAGGTCAGGGAAAGCGACAGGGTGTAGTGGTCGATTTGGTCGGCCGTTGTCGGTAGTCCATTTTATTCCGTTGTCGAAGTGTTGATCACGGACAATGAAATGTTTGGGTTGCTCGAATTTGTCAAAAGACTTCTGAATGAGCTCAGGTGTCTCTTTAGGTCGACGGGCAGAAAGCACGAGTGAAATCGTTTGCTGGTCAAAAAATTTGAGAGAGCGGTTAGTGAGCCAATCTTTCTCGAAGTCTTCAAAAGCAGGGTTTGAAATCGGGTGCGGTTTCCGTTGTTTCCAGAGTTTGTTCCAGAATGTGGGTCGAGGCAAGTACGAGATGTTGCGAAACATAGGTAGCAGTAGCGTAGCAATCGTTGTTCGAAGTTGTTTGAATTGGAAAGGTAGCGAGTCTTTGTCAACTTCTTTACTGACTGCTGCTTCACCCTGGCCATGGGTAGATC